CCCGTGGACTGCTGGTTGCTGACGATCTCGTCGGACGAGTAGGTGTCGCGGCCCAGAGTGCCGACGAACGTGCGGCGGCGCAGCAGTTGACCGCCCGAGCCCGTCGCCGGAACGCCGAGACCGGATTGCGCCTTGTAGGCGAGCAGCTTCGAAATGCCTTGTGCCTCAGGCATGGTAGGCTCCTTTCAATGAGAGGTGTTGCCTGAGATCAGGCCTGGATGTTCGCCCGGAAGGGCACTCGAACGGGGACGACGTAGCGGTCGCCTTCGTTGAGGGGCGGCATGATCGCCGGGGTGCCGGAGATCAGAACGGTGACGCCGCTTTCCGTGAGGGTGCGGCCTCTCGGGAAGGCGTCCCGGATCGCTTGGGCGCGTGACATGGCGTCCCCGGCCCCGGCCCCCTGCGGATAGCAGAGGGTCACCTGCATGAAGCCCCGCTCGGTCCACGCGGAGGACATCTCCAGGTTTTCGGGGGTGGCGGTCAGAAGGTTGGCCCGCTGATAGGGCGTGGCGTTGTTCACGGTCGGCGGTTCGCGGTTTTCCCATGCCGTGGCGAGGGGAGACGACATGGCCGCCAGAGCGCCTTCCAGAGCGGCGCGGACGTGGACGATGCTCATGACCGCACCTCGCCAAGGGCCCGCTGGATGAAGTCGTTGAACTCGACCGCCGTCAGGCCGGCGATGCCCTGCGGAGCCTGTTTTGACCAGCCGTACTCAAGCCGCCGGGCGTAGGGCAGGTTGTTCGAGATGTAGTGGATCAGGCCCAAGGCCTCGCCGGTCACACCGGGAAACTGCGGGGCCGGAGCCGGGCTTTCGCTGGTGCCCGTTCCGGGGATGGTCTGGCGGGGCGGGGCGTCGGCCCCATAGAACCAGTTCTGGCGGAAGCGTCCTGTGTCGACAGGCGACCGGAGGATCAACGCCCCCCAGACGTCCAGAACCACCTTGCGGACGACCTGATCGGCGTTCTCCATCGCGCGGTCGGCGAAGGCCCGCACGGCGACCTCGAACGGGCCCGCCACGTCAGCCCTGCCGAAGCTGGAGTGTGTAGATCAACGCCGTCCCGCCCGGTGAGAGCGGCTCCACGGCCTTGACCGTCCAGACCGAAGTGTCGGCGAACGTCACCGTGTCGCCGGTCTGGGGTGCGGTGACCGATGCGCCGGCCGAAGTCTGGGGTGAGAGGATCAGCTTCTTGTCGCCGACCCGGATCAACGTCCCGTCGATCTCGCGGGCCTTATAGGCGTCCTCCACGGCAAGGCAGGACTGCGTCGTCACCTCGGGTGCGCCGTTCGTGGCGGTAGCGGTGTTGTACGTCCCCGGGACAGAGCGGGTCAGGGTGAGCGGCTGGCCGAACTCCGCGATCAGGTCGGCAGCGGTGGCCGCCATGTCGGCATAGAAGGTCACGCCCGGACCACCCGTAGGCCGCCGCCAGCGGCAAGCAGAGGGGCCAGCAGCGTGTCGATCGCCCGATAGGTCTTCGTGGCCCGGCTGTAGTCCTGGTACTCGACCTCGACCGACCCGACCTTCTGGCGCTTCACCATTTGACCTTCGTCGGGGATCAGGGGTCCGGTCGCGGCCCGCAGCGCAAGCTCGGCGCAAGCGTTGGCCACAGCGGCCGGAACCGTGTTGTTCGGATAGTAGGACGGGGAGCCGTAGCTGAAGCCCGCCCGGCCCGGCCCGTCGCGCATCTGGACGTCCGACCGCGGCCAGTCCAGGGCTTGGGTGACCGTGTTGCGATATCCGGCCCAGCGATCGCGGTAGACGGACAGCATGTAGTCGGTCGCCTTGCGGAGGCATTGCTCCCGAACCGCATCGGAGGCCAGGTTCGCCCAAGCCGCGTTGCCCCGATTGGCGTGGTAAGTGGTCGCGGCCGAGAGCGAGACGTAGGTCTCGGCGTCAGCCTTGCCTGTCCCGTCCTCGGTCACGATTGTCATCGGATCAGCCCTCGCCTTGGGTCGCGGCGTTCAGGAGGGCGAACTTGTCGGCCGGGCTGGCGTAGGGGTCGAACTCGACGCCCGCAGCTTCCAGGTCCGCGTTCAGTTCACGGTGCGACAGGCCGCCAGCGTCGTCGTGGGTGGCGTCCAGAAGCTCGTTCAGCGCGTCGGTCAGCTTCTCGACACCGGCCTTGTGGTGGAAGGTTCCGCCGAGCTTGGTGATGCGCTCGCGCAGGGCGTCGGCCTCGCCAGCGGCGGAACCGCCCGGCTTGCCGTCGCGGTCGTGGTCCAGCGGGTCGGCGACCTGCCAACCAGCCTCCTGCCACGCGGCGACATCAACCTCGTCGACCGTGGCGTGATGCGAGTCCGGGAACGCGTCGGCGTCGCGGATCATGGCGATGGCCTTCATTTCGGTCTCCAAGTGTTAGGGGAAGCGAAAGGGCCCAGAGCCTAAGCCCCGAGCCCTCCGGCGGATTAGCCCAGGCCGACCGCGATGAACTCGGGGTTCACCGACTGGAAGCCCCACGCGAGGTGAAGTTCCCAGCTCGTCTGACCGTACTGGTCGAGCTGCGCCAGCAGGTAGGTCAGGCCGCTCTGATCCGAGACCAGGATCTTCTGGATCGTGGCGTTCTCGGGGAAGATCGGCGGGCGCATGATGCCGACGACCGCGCTGCGCTCGAAGGCCAACGACGGCGTGAAGTCGTTGCCGACCGTGATCGCGTCGTTGTCGGCTTCCAGAACGCGAGAGCCGGGAGCGCCGATGCGGAAGACGTTCGAGGCCAGCGTCGAGTTGACCACGTAGCGGTGAGCCGACGTGCCTGCGAAGGTGACGATGTCGCCCGCCAAGATGGTGCCGGTTCCGGTGTCAACGGTGACATCAGTGCCGCCGACCGCAAGGCCGCCAGCCATGTTGACCAAGTAGCCGGAGCCGGTGCCCTTGGTGACGGTCGAAATGCCGGCCGACTCGCGGATGGCGAAGCCCATCTGCGGCAGGAAACGGCCCGAGCGGCGCTCTTCTTCCGAGCCCGCCTGATAGGCGTTCTGGAGGACGCCGAGGTTGCGCAGGTTCAGACCGGCGTTGGTGTCGCAGACGTACTGGAGGTCCGCCAGCGGGGCGCCGTTGTCCTGCAGGATTTTGCGCAGGTTGGTCAGCATCGACAAGTCGGACGCGAACGGGGTCGTGCCAGCGGTGCCGAATGCGCGCGAAGCGCCCCGGCGGATGGCAGCGACGCAGTCGACTTCCGCTTCGTTGCGCAGGGCGCGCATACCCTGGGCCAGCAGTTGGCGGATCCACTCCTGATCGGTCGTGCCGTTCTGGAGCGACTGCAGTTGCTCGCCGGTCAGGTTCCAAGAGACCTTGCGGCTCTTGGTGATTTCGACCTCGATGTTCGAGGCGATGGCGTCCGCGCCTTCCGGATTGGTAGCACCGGGCGTGAAGTCAGCGCCAGCGCGGGTCGGCGCAACGGGGACGCGGACCTTGTCGCCACGGGCCACGCCCTTGTCGTCGAAGGACATGTTGATTGCGCCCAGAGCGGCGGTGGGTTCGGCGGCGACCTCCTTGGCGGCGCTGTACGCGATCGGCTGGAGGGCGGTCAGGGTGTTAGGCATGGCTGCGAAGCCCTTTCTTTCAAATGGGGGAGGGTGGTCTGGGTTTTCGGAGGGGTGCGGCTTGACCTAGCCGCGCAGGGAGCCATCCGGCCCAGGCGCTCTCCCCCATCCGAGGGAGGGCAAAGATGCTAGTCGGGAACGACCTGGAAGCCGGCCTCGCCCATCTTGGCGGCGCGCTCGCGCGGGGGCAGGGCGTTAAACGCCGACTGCTTCATGGTCTTTCCGCCGCCGACGCTTCCGGGCTGCTGGGCACCGCCGCCGCCCTTGATGTCGCCCTTGAGGATGGCGTCACGGGTCGGGTGGCCGTCGACCAGGATTTCCAGCGCCTCGTCGAAGTCGGGCAACTCGCCCGGCCGGGCGCGGGAGTAGATGCGGTTGCCGTCCTGACCGTAGGCAACGACCTTGCCGTCCTCGATCTTGAACGCGCCGCCGAACTTGGCCTGAACGAAGTCGGCCGGGATGGCGACCTTGTCGGCGATGAACTTGGACCGGGCGAAGGCTCCCCCGATCTTCTCGGAGTAGAGCGAGCCCTCCAGCTCGGCGGCGCGCTTTTCAGCGGCGTCCAGCTTTGCCTGGAAGCTCTGCGAAATCTCGTTGCGGACCTTGTCCACCTCGCCAGCGTCGATCAGCTTCTTCTGGTCGATCGACGTGACGGTCTCCAGCGCCTTCCTGGCGGCCACGGGATCAGTGATGCCCTCGAAGGCCCGGAGCTTGCTCTCGGCGGCTTCCTTGGCCTCGCGGTGACCCTTCGCCTCCGCATTCAGGCGGGTGATGGTGTCACGGGTGCCGGGCGCGTCGAACGCAACGACCTTCCCATCGGTGTCCTCATAGACGGGCTTGCCGTCCTGGACCTCGGCATAGGTCTTGCCGTCAACCTCTACGGTCTTGAGCTTCATGGTGGTGGCTTTCTCGGTCATCCGACCGTGGCTGGCGGGCTATCTGGCCCAGGCGCCCCGCCGATCCCGGCTGAGAGCATGAAAAAACCCCGATCCACACGGAACGGGGTTGGTCTTCTCGCCAGTGGCGGGAATGTCAGACGACGATGCGTTCGCCGTTCCGATGGCAGGCAGCGCAGATCAGCGCCTTCGTCCCGCCGTGGGTGGTTCCGTTCGGCCGGCGCATGACGCCGATCCGGGTCTCGATGGTCTCACGCCCTCCGCATCGGGGGCACTGGATGACGTCGCCTGGGTGCGACATGGCTTTGATGCGAGCACGGGAGGCCGAGACGGGATTTCCCGCAACGGGTTCGGCAGGCACCACGGACAGGTGAGACGGGCGCTTCACCCGGCCTCTATAGCCCGGCGCGGCGGAATGCCGAAGCGTCTCTCTCTCGAAGCTGGTCCAGCGTGAGGAAGTCGCCACGCGGGCTGTAAAGTTGATCCGGTGACAGCCCGCCCTGACGGATCAGGCGACCGCGCTCCGGGCCGAGGATTTCATCCTGACGCGCCGCGCTCTGACGGCCCAGCCATTCGGAGTAGGTGAGGTCGGCCGGCACCTGGCCGTCCATGCTGGCGCGGGTGGCCGGGCTGATCTCGTCGATGTCGAGGCCAAGCTCCCGGAACGAGCGGGTCACCGGCACCGAAACCGAGCGGCATCCGAAGTGGAGGCGGCCGGGCCCTTGAAGCCACGGAACCTTGTGGTCAATCGGCTTGTGGGCCTCGTCGGCGGTGTAGCGCAGCCCGTCCCTGACGCGGCACATCGGTGACGTGCGGCTGTCCAGAGTGGCCACCCAGCGCACCGCCTTGATGACGTCGGAGTTGCCCCGATAGACCTCGTCTCGGGCCGTCGCAGCGGTGTGAGAGAGAGCCGTCCTGACCATCGTCTCGACAGACCGGCGCGAGCGATCCAGCAGCCCGTCCTTGTACTGTTTGGCCCTCGTGCCGCGGATGCCCCGGATGATCTCGTCGGTCGTCTTGCCTTCAAGGAAGCCGAGCCGGATCGCATCCCGGACGGCCTTCATTCGACCCGTTTCGCCTGACGCCTGCCAGTCCCGAAGTAGCCCCCCCTGAAACGGGCGCGACAGGGCGGCCGCATAGGCTTGGGCCGGAGCGACCCGGTTGAAGACGATCAGCGCCCGCGCGTCAGCCGGAATGGCCGCCTGGAGCGTCCTGACCTGCCAGTCGGCCTCGTATCCTGCCAGAGCCTCCATCTCGCCGGGGAGCGCCCCATAGG